TCTCGAAGGTCTCGGCGAACTGCATGGCGGTGTAGAGGCGCTCGCTCACCGCCTCATCCAGCAGCATGCCGAGGATGACATCGTGCTTGCGCAGCCGTTCGGCATCGAGCTTGGCGCCGACCTCCTTACGCACCAGGCGCTCGTTCAGCGGGTTCAACTCGACCCACTCGCCCTTCACCTTGTCGATCAGCTTGCCCGGCAGCGCAGGGCCGTTTCGCAGTTCGATCTCCAGCCTGCGGATGGTGCTGTCCTCGTCAGGCCGGTGCATGAGCAGCCCCGAGGTGTAGAAGCCGCGCAGCGCGCTGGCGCCGGAGAGGGCGAGGAAGGGGTCGTCCTTGACCTGCTGCTTGGTGGCCTTGCGGGTGTGGTGGGCGAGGATGACGCCGGCGTCCGGATTGATCGCCTCGCGGAGAAGTTCCACCCGGTCCTTCAGGAAGAACATCATGGCGGTGTTGTCGTTCTCGCCACCCCCCTCGGGTCCGCCATCGAAGAGATTGCGGATCGGGTCGATCACGATGATGTCGGGCGGCGCGTCGGGGAATGCGGCCCGGATCGCCTCGGCCACGCGGGCGACGCCCTCCGCGTCGAGCAGCAGCTTCAGCTTCGGCGTGGCGATGAAGGTGTCGCGCGCGGCGGCGATCACGGCGGCGGGCAGCGAGATCTGCTGGATGCGCTCGCGCAGGTAGTGATACTGGATCTCGGCCTGCAGGTAGAACACGCGCAGCGGCCGGGGCGGCGTGAAGCCGAGGAACGGCACGCCAGCGGCCATGTGCACGAGCCATGAGATCAGGAAGTCGCTCTTGCCGACCTTGGGCGCGCCACCCAGCACCAGGAGTCCGCCCGGCGTCAGCACGCGCGGCCCGATGACGTCCTCGGGCATGGGGCTCGTGTCGTCGAGGAGCGCGCCAAGGCTGAAGGTCGGCAGCGGGCTGGCCGGGGCATCGACATGGGCCGCGCGCAGGAGCGGCGGGCCGTTGCGCTTCACATGCAGCTCCCAGAGGCGTTCGGACTCGGCCATGAGCCGATCGAGCGGCCAGGACGGGCGCAGCATCGCGGCGTTGTAACCGCAGATCGCCTCCCAGCCCGCGAAGGGATCGAGGCGGCCCTCGTGCACCAGGCGAACGTAATGGCCGATGGCGGCGCTGGCACCCTGGAACCGGGACCAGTCGTCGACCGCGCCTTCGCGCACCGGCGTGGTGAGCACCGCGTCGATGCCGGGCTTCGATGCTGGTGCGGCAACATCGCTGGCGAAGCCTACGCCGGGCAGCGGCGGCATCTCCGCGACTCTCTCGGCGAAATCCGCGAGGTCCACCTCGACCGCGCGATGTTCGCGGATCTGCACGAGGCGTTGATGGCCGTGCTTGTGATAGACGGTCCCTGGCACCCGGATCGGCTGGTGCGCCGAGCGGAAATGCGTGTCGCCACCGACCTTCACGGCGATCTCGCCGCGCAGGCGGCAGAGGGTGGCCAGGTCGTCGCCCTCGGCGGGCTCGGTCAGTTTCCACCAGACATGGAGCTTCGCCGCGCCCTCAGGCGTGCGCCCGCCGCTTTCGATGATCAGTGTGGGCGTGCCGAGATGACGGGTGACATGGTCGAGCTTGGCCGGGATGTCGCCCGCGTCGAGATCGACGACGATGGCCTGCATCTGCAGCACGTCGGCGGCACGAGCCTGACCCTGCTCGGCGACGGTGCCGGGGATGACATAGACGGCCGCGCCCTCACGGTTCGCCCATGCGGCGAAAGTCGCGAGCTTCTCGGGCGCGGTATCGTCGGCCGGGATCCAGATGTTGTGCGGCTTGCCGTCCCGGCCCTGACCCTTGTCGACGAAACCGCGGAGCGGGATCAGCCCCTCGCACCAGCTGAACACGGTGTCGAGGAAATGGGCGATCTGCTCGGGGTCGGGGTCGCAGCCGAACGGTTTCTCGGACGGCGGCCCATCATTGAAATCCATCCACGGGTTGAAGTGCAGGATGCCGTCGTCGCTCATGAGGGCAGCCCCCAGCAGCGCTCAGACCACGGGCAGAAGCGGCATTCGAAGAAGTCTGGCGTGGTGGCGACGCGCGGCAGAAGCTCGCCCGCGTCGGTCGCCTGCAGGATCCGCACGCCCCGGTCGGACATGCGCTGCGCGAGATCGGCGTCGAAAGGCACCAGCTCATGGTGCAACTCGGCCGTGTCCTTGTTGATCGCAGTGAAGAGCGCGGGCGCGGCGCTGATGCCGGGCACGCTGGTTTCCATGTAGGCCTGATAGACCGCGATCTGGGCGGCGTAGACTGGCTTGGATTTCGTCACGCCGTCCTTGACGCAGGCGCGCCAGTTCTTGGCGTTCATGGTCTTGCATTCCCAGAGCGCGGGAACGGCCAGGCCGAAGCCTTCAGGCCCTGCGGCGATGATGCCGTCGACATGGCCACGGATGCGCCCGCCCGCGACGGAAAAGCCGAACTGGCCGCCATCGGGCCGGTTGCCCTTGCGGGTGTAGAGGTCGAACCCGGCGCCGCGCAGCCAGGCGACGGCCAGATCCTCGAGCGCATGGCCGATCGCGAAGATGCGCAGCGACTGGCCGCTGAAGTCCTGGCCCTCATCCTTCGGCGTCGCCGTGAACTCGAACTGCAGGGCACGCTCGCAGGCATGGCCGAGGCGCGAGCCGCCCAGATAGTCGCGGGGCGGCCGCATAGCCTGATCGGCGGTGAGCGTCCGGTCGACGGCGGCGTTGACCCGGTCGGCGAAGCTGGGGCGGCGGTTATAGTCCAGCATGCTGGCCTCCTTCGTAGCTGCGGTGGGCGAGCCCGTGGCAGGTCGAGCAGAGCCATTCGACCGAGAGCGGCGCGTCATAGTCGTGGTGATGCGCTTCGAGGTCGGTCACGCAGCCACATCGCTGACACCAGACCGGCACGATGATCCGGCAGGCCTTGACGGCGCTCCTGACGATGCTGTGCGCCTTGTTCTTTTCAGCGTGACGCAGCCGATAGCGGCGCTGCGCCTCCCGATGTTTTTCGGGATTGCGGAAGTTCTGCGCATAGGCGCGCTGGTATTCCCGGCGGCAATCCCGGCACCAAGCCTGTAGGCCATCGGGGCTCCGGCGCCGCACGCCAAACTCCACCGCCGGCTTCTTTTCGCTGCATTTGCTGCACGTTTTCATCAGAACGGTACCTCCGGCGTCTGCGCCCGGGCGATGTCAGACATGGCCTCGCGGAAGCCCTCGACGGCTTCCTCGATCAGCGCGCGCACCTGCGCCTCGGTCAGTTCGCCGAGCGGGGTGGCCCAGCCGATCTCGTCCATCAGCAGCGCCACGCGCTTCATGGTGGCGGTGATCGCGGCACGCTCTTCCTCGGTCAGGTCAACCATGGCGAAACGCTCCCGCGCCAAGCGCGTCCAGAAGGACTGGCAGGGCATCGAGCAGAACCAGACCGATGGCCGGGGCCGCTTCGACCGGTGCGGATCGAACCAGCCAAAACCACGGGTGGGTTGCCGGCAGACAGCACAGAGCGTTCCACGCGGATGCCAGAGCCGCCGCCGGTCCTCGGCCGGGATGGAGGTGGATGTGGACATGGGTCATGCCGCCCTCCGTTCGAGCCGGGCGGCCGCGTCGATCAACTGGCGGATGGCCTGCTTGTTGAAGCCGAAGGTCATCAGCGCGGAGGCGCGGTAGCGCGTCAGGCCGAAGTCATGGCGGCATTCGGGTGGCAGGTACTGGAGCTGCTTCTCGGTCGGCGGCTGGCGCAGCCAGGATCGGGTCTTGAAGGCGCTTTCGTCGGTCTCGTGGGTGTTCAGCCAGTCGTCGGCCTGCGCGAGGCAGACCGTGCGCTCGCCGACGCCGAGCAGATGCGGGCGTTCGCCTTTGGCCCCGCCGATGGCGTACCAGACCCCGTCCAGCCAGAAGATGCCGCCCCAGGCCGCGAAGCCCGTGGCCATCAGTGCATCGTCGGTGCCGTAAAGGTCGACCCACGCGAAGCTGGAACGCTTCAGCAGGTCGATCTCGGTCATCATGAAGCCCGAGAGCGGCGCGGCACCGCTGCCTTCACCGGCCTCTTCATCCTCCCGCGGGAACGCCTCGCCGCAGAGCGGGCATTCGGTGGCGGCCAGCGGGATCTCCGCCTCGCAGGCCTGACAGGTCTTCGTCGGCGCCTCGCCGGTCTCGGTCTTGCCGTCGAGATCGACATCCTGTTCCAGCGTGCCATGAATCAGGCTCGAGGTGCCGAAATCCAGCACGACGCAGTCGGTCTTGACGATGCCGGGGTGTTCCTCGGGGTCGACGGTGCGCAGGCCGCGCCCGACCATCTGGATCATCGTGGACTTGTAGGAACTCGGTCGCAGCAGCACGACGCAGGAGGTGGGCGGGTGGTCCCAGCCCTCGGTCAGCACCGCCACGTTGACGACGACGCGGATGTCGCCCGCCGCGTAGTCGGCAAGGATCGCCTTGCGGGTCTCGGCCGCTAGGTCGCCGTGGATCAGGGCGGCGGAAACGCCCGCCGCCCTGAACGCGTCGGTGACATGCTCGGCATGCGCGACGGTAGAGCAGAACACCACGGTCTGCCGCTCGCCTGCCTTCTCCTTCCAGTGGCGGATCACCTCGTCGGTGACGGGGGCGCGGTCCATGATGCCCGCCACCTCCGCCATGTCGAAATCCGACATCGTCTTGCGGACCGAGCGCAGCTCGTCCTGTACGCCCACGTCGATGACGAAGGTGCGCGGCGGCACCAGGTGGCCAGAGGCGATCAGCTCGCCCAGCCGCACCTGATCGGCGACATTGTCGAAGACCTCGCGCAGACCCTTCTTGTCGCCCCTGTTCGGCGTCGCCGTGACCCCGAAGATGCGGGCGTCGGGATTGGCCTCGCGCACGCGGTCGATGATCCGGCGATAGCTGTCGGCGATGGCATGGTGTGCCTCGTCGACAACCAGCAGGTCGAGGCGCGGCATGTCGGCGAGGTTCGACGCCCGCGCCAGCGTCGGCACCATGGCGAAGGCGACCTGGCCGCCCCAGGACTTCTCCGTGGCGTCGATGACCGAGGTGGCGACGCCCGGCACCACGCGCTGGAACTTGGCGCGGTTCTGCGCCGTCAGCTCGTCACGATGCGCCAGAACGCAGGCCTTGGCCCCGTCGCCGATCATCTCGCCGGTGACCGCCGAGAGCATGATGGTCTTGCCCGCGCCGGTGGGCGCCACACCCAGCGTGTTGCCGCGGGAGGCGAGCGCAGCCACGCTGCGCTCGACGAAGGTCTTCTGGCGGGGGCGCAGGCGCATGGCCGATCCCCCCTTACTGCGCCCAGCTCGGCCGACCGGCGGCGCCGGGGGCGGACGCGGGCGGGCTGGGCTGAGTGGTCGTGTTGGGCTGCTGCGGGGCGTGGCCCTGCGCCGGGGCGGCGGTGAATTGCGGCGCGACCGCGCCCATCAGTGCGGCGTAGTCGCGATGATCGGGGGTGACGGCGGCGCGGATTTCGTTCTTGTCCTCGCCGTTGGTGTCGGTCCCGATGTCGATGCGGGCGACGAACTCGACCCCGTCGAGATCGCCGAACCCGTTGATCCGGCGGCGGGCCTGCGCCTCGGGCGAGTTGTCCTTGTCGGACACGCCGCGCGCCGAGTTCAGGATGCCGCGGATCAGGCCGCGCCCCATGTTGGCCCAGTCCGGGCCCTTCGGGCTGTAGAGGCCGATCAGCGACCAGACCTTGCGCCGGGCATAGGGCCCCTCGAGCACCGTGTATTCGGCGTCGAGATAGACGGCGCCAGTGGCAGCGCGGCGCGCCCAGCCGCCTGTCCAGCCCTGCGAGGGGTCGTCGAAGCCGCCCGGGCGGAGCGTCAGGCGCACCTTGGCAAGCGTGCCTTTCGGGATGACGTTGGTGTTCGATTGCGCGGAGTTGAAGTCGTTCCAGGGTCCGGACATTGCGCGGCTCCTTTCAGTTGGAGGATGGGACGCGCAGCGGCGTCGATGGGGAAAAGCCACCCCGGCGGCCGGATCGGGACACCGGGCATGGCGAGATGCGCTCAGCCATGGCTGGGCTCCTGCGCGGGGGCGGGATCGGCCGGGGTCACCGGCGGCCAGGTCAGGCGTTCGGCGGCAGGCGCTGCGGGACGCTGGATCTTCTCCATCAGCCGTCCGAGATGCGGGGCCTCGACCCTGTCGAGGCGACCGGAGCGGTCCTTGGCCGGAAAGCCCCAGGGGTTCAGCGTCTGGCAGACGAAGGCGCGCTGGGGCTGGCCGCCGGGATCCGGGATATCGGCCATGGTGATGACCTGATCGACGATCCCCGGCAGTTCGAGCCCGGTCTTCGCGCCGTCGATCTGCGGCTGGAAGACCTTGCGGCTGAAGTCGTCGAGCCGCTCGTCGAGAATGCCCACGAACCAGACATGCTTGCCGCGCGTGTGCTGCAGGTGGGTCAGCCAGCCGATCATCTCGCGGCCATGCAGCCCGTAGGCGCCGCGGATGTCGGGCTTGCCGGTCTTCTCGGAGAACGCCTCGGGCTGCCCACGGCACCACTGGAAGCAGAGCCGCCCGGCAACGGTGATCGAGTCGATGAAGACGGTCTCGTACTTCCCGATCACCGCCGGATCGCCGTAGCGGCCGCAGACCTCGTCGAAATGCGCCTGGCTGTAGGGCTGGTCCTCGCGCAGCGCCGGATTCGGCCCGCCGATGAACACCGCGAAGTCGCGGCACTCTTTCCAGGTGCGGGGCCGGAGCGTGTCGATCTCCAGCCCCTCGACCGCCAGATCCCCGGCCTCGAGGTCGAGGAAGAGCGTGGTCGAGGCGTTCAGCGTCCAGAGCAGGCTGGTCTTGCCGATGCCGGACCGTCCGAAGATGACGCCCTTGATGCCCTTGCGTTGGGCGAGCCGTTCGTCGGCGCCGATGATGGGAAGGGCCATCACCGGCCCTCCTTGTTCATCACCGCCGTGGCGGCGCGATCTGCGCCGATGCACCCCGCCTCGCGGGCGAGCTTGTAGAGGCGCTTCAGCGCGTCGGCGCGGCGGTAGGCGGCCGTGCTCTCGCGCTCCGCCTCCACGATAGCGAAAGCGATCTCGTCGACGGTCGCCTCGACGACCGGCAGCGGCTCGCGCGGCTCGTCACCGGTGCGCTGCGGCAGGGAGATGGTTTCGGGGAGGTCTTCGAGCGCGTAGCTCGCCTTGCGAAGACGGGTGATGTCGTCCGGCTGGTCCGGCATGGCAGTTCTCCGTGAGATGATGTGATCGAGGAGGCGCATCACGCGGCCTCGCGGACGTCGGGCGCGGGCTCGGCGACGTAGATCGCCAAGAGCGGCGTCCCGTCGGCATGAGCGCCGGCGTCCTCGATCTGGTAGTTGCGGTTGGGCTCGCAGACCTCGGTCAGCTCCCAGCGGCGATAGAGCCCCGGAAGACGCCTGAAATCCTCGAGCGACAGATCGGCAGTGCGGTTCATGCGTGTCTGCTTTCGGTTGGAGGGAAGGCGCTCGGGGCGCTCGAATGGGAAAAGCCACTGGCGGCACCGGATCGGGACATTGGTTCAGGGGATTTCCTCGAGGGCGGCGTGCAGCCGGCGCATCGCGCGCTGGTACCGCTTGCGGGCGGCAGCCTCGGTCAGGCCCAGTTCCACGGCGACCTCGGCCTGGGAGAAGCCCTCGATCGCCACGCGGATCACCAACAGGGCGTCGTCGCCGAGCAGCTTCCGCACGGCGCCGTTCAGTCGCGCGTACCCGGCCGCGCCGATGCCGCTGTTGCCGCTGTCCGCCACCTCGTCGGGATCGGCGCAGCTGGCGAGATACTCGCGCGCCGTGTCGCGCCGACGCACGCGGATCATGTCGCGCTCGACGTTGCGCAGGACCGTGGCCGCGATCCAGTTGACGCGCCCGAGGTCGAGCCCACGGACCGCCTCGGTGGTGCGCGCCAGAACGTCGGATGCGATCTCATCGGCAGTGCCGAGCCTGCGCCAGAGCGACCGGCGCCGGATGGCGTCGAGGCCGGGCCAGAGCGCCAGCAGCAGCAACGTCAGCGCACAGTCGGACGCGGGCCCGTCGCCCTGCGCCGCTCTGACGAGCGCGGACAGGATCAGGTTCTTCTGGCCCTGATCGCCGGTCGTGCCGTGCAGCCCGTCCAGCAGGGCCGCCGGATCCCGGAACCCTGTGAGGGCAGCCTGCGCACGCCGGACGGCGTCGAAACTGCGCTGGAAGTGAAGGTTGGAAGAAGAATGCATGAGGTGATCACGGATCTCGTGCCACGCGATAGACATCGGACGCCTGCCTTGCGGCCAGGCGTCCGGCGCCTTCTCGTGGCCAGGTCAGGACGTCGCGCGTCTCTGCGATTTCAGGGGGGTGGGTGAATGCGCGCGTCAGCGCGCGGGTGCGGGCGCCTGGTTCAGCGTGCCGCAGCCGCGGCAGGTGGCCTGCACCGGGAAGCCCACGAGATACTCGTGCCCCCGCGCGAAGCGCAGGTGCATGCGGCCGTCCCGGCAGACGCCGAGCAGCTTGTCACAGCGCGTGCAGCGCCATTCCGAGTTGTGGGTGGTGGGCTTGGTCTTCGCGGCGCCGGACCAGCTCGTCTGGGCTGTCTGGCGCGGGGGGAAGGGAGTCGGCATGGAAGTGCTCCTCTGATCGATGGAGCACTCCCATTGGCCTGAAGAATCGGAGCCCGTCAGACCCCCCAATCGGAGCCGGATCGGAGCCAGCTGTCAGATTGCGATCTCCCACGGCCCCTTGGCGCCAAGACTTCTCAGAAAGTTGGCCTTCAGCTTGTCCCACAGCGGCTGCTTGAAGATGTTCGACAGGGACTGGTCTTCAGCGATTCCCTTGACAAGGTCCTTGGTCGACATCGGCGTTGGGCCGTTGTTGTGGGCATCGACCAGCCGCTGGATGATCTGGATGCGGTTTTCGCCCTTGATGTCGATGGTGCCTTTCCCTGGCACGAAGAGGGTCGCGATATCATCGCCGCTACGGGTGAGTCCGACCGTCATGCCTCCACGGGCCAATATCCGATGTCGCCGGAACACGGACCGGAGCTTGTCTGCGACCAACGCGATTTCGGCTTGCTTGGTGTCGATCTGATCAACAAGCGGCGTCAGAACATTGGCCGCCAGGCACGGTCCGGGAGCAGTGCCGGCCTGCAGAACCAGTCCAATACCGAGGTTGTGGCGCGCCCGAAGTTCCGTATCGACGGCAGACCGGACCCTCTCCCGGTCGAGACCACGCGCAAGGTAGATCGGAACATCGCCGCCATCGACACTGAGCGTTCCAAGGTAGAGGAGATGATCGGTCAGCTTCTCGATGGCGGGCGCATCGAGCGCCTTTTCGAGACGTTCCTTCAGGTGTTGCGCGACCCAGCCGTCACGCACCCGAAAGATCCTGTAGCGATCCGGGTTGCCCGCAGACGTCACCTGTCCCTCGGTGACCTTGAGGTCGGCCACCTTACGGTCTTCTTCCTCCGCATCTCCCTTCTCGATACGAACGACCACTTCGGCTGCCACCGGGCCGACCTCGTCTTCATCGTCGATCAGGTCGTCGCCTTCCCAGCCGGCCGGCACGAGGAAGCCCAGATCGGTCAGGAGGCCAGGATCGACACCGCGAGTTTGGAGCCATGCGCCGGTGACCCTGTCAGCTCCGATATCCCAGATGGCCAGCAAGGCGGGCATGACCGCCATGCTCTCCCCTTCGCCTGGCGCACGACCATCACGGAGGATGTTCCAGTGTCTGAGCAAGCGATGCCCCAGAACGCGCTCGAAAGGGTCGTCGATGCTGAGAAGGCTGCTCGTGTTGCGGTCGGTGAGGGTGAAGTTGAGGGTTTGCGCCTCATCCCGTCCCGCGCGGAAATACCGGACCGCAATCTCGACGAAGCGGATTGCGAGCGCCCGCTCGAAAATCCTCGGAAGGCCCGGCTGGCTGTCGATGATTTCGGAGATGTCCTGGTCGATCGTGGTGGAAAGCGAGAGACGGTTGGCCAGATTGCCGATGCTGATGTCAGC